TCGGCGACCCTTACGGCAGACCACCGACACCGAAAGGGGAACAGCCCCCATGCCCCGCACCCGACCACCCAAGGTAACGCCCAAGACAATCGACGAACAGGCCCGCGTCGTGTACGCCCTGGAACTCCGCGCGCAAGGCATGACCTACCAACAGATCGCCGACAGCCCCTACGAAGACGGCCCCGGCGGCACCATGTACGGCGGCGACCGACACAACTGCCGCCGCGCGATCGTCAAAGCCTACGAAGACACCATCAAAGAACCCGCCGACGAAGTCCGACAGTTGGAGATCCAACGGCTCGACATGATGCTTATGGGCCTGGTCTCGAAAGGCCTATTCGACGGCGAACCCGAAATCGTCCGCGTCGGACTGTCCCTCATGGCACGCCGCGCGAAGCTGATCGGACTCGACGCCCCGACCGAAATCAACCAGCGCGGCGGCGGCAGCGTGCAGCTAGTCGTTGACCCCGCAGCCCTGCGGGAAGGCATGGACGCCGCGACGATGGAAGTCACCGAGACCGACGACTAATGACCGACAAGCCCGCCGTCGTCGTCAAATACGACTACGAACCTAGTGAAAAGCAAGCCCTCGCGCACTCGATCCACGTCGACGAACTGCTCTACGGCGGCGCCGCGGGCGGCGGTAAGTCCCGGTACGGCCGGGCCGAAGCCGTCCTAGCCTGCCTGCAAGTCCCCGGCCTGCAAGCGATCATCTTCAGGCGCACCTACCCCGACCTGAACCGTTCGGTCGCCGGGCCGCTACTCGCCGAGATCCCGCAGGAACTCGGCTACTACCACCGCTCAGACCATAAGTGGTACTTCAATAACGGGTCGGTCCTGGAACTCGGGCACCTGTCGACCGCGAAGGATCTCGACAAGTATCAGGGCGCCGAACTGCAGTTCATATGCTTCGAAGAAGCGACGCACTTCACCGAGTATCAATTCCGCTACATGAAGTCCCGCCTGCGCGCCGCGGGGAAGGTCCGCGAAGGCCTGGAACGGCTCGGCCTGAAGCCCCGAATGATCCTGACCGCGAACCCTGGCGGCGTCGGTCATCACTGGGTCAAGAAACGCTTCGTCGACCCTGCCCCGGCCCGTACCGTGTTCAGGGCGAAGCCGACAGCGAAGCAGCCGAACCCGCCGACGCGCTGCTATATCCCGGCGACCGCCTTCGATAACCCGCACAACGACGGCGGCTACATGGATCATCTGCGGGGCCTGCCCGAGATGCTTCGCCGGGCGCTGCTCGATGGTGACTGGAACGTCATGGAAGGCATGAGGTTCCCGCAGTGGAACATCGCGCACCATGTCATCGAGCCGTCACAGCTACCCGTTCCGCATGTCGGCTATCCGCGGGCGATCGGCATCGACTACGGCAGCAGCGCCCCGTTCGCCGCGTTGTGGGGCGCGAAGATGACCGATGACCTGGTCGTCGTCTACCGCGAACTGTATAAACCCGGCCTGACCCCTAGGCAGCAAGCTGAACTGATCCGTGACAGCGAAGCCGACGGCGAACGCATGCCCGATCGGCCTATCTCGATGGTGCTTGACCCGTCGATGTGGGCGCGGTCGGTCAATAACCCCCTGGCTGTCGGGAAGGACGACGCGCCGCCGCCCGGGTCGATCGCCGACGCCTACTACCAGATATTCGGGTCATCAATCGGGAAGGCTAGGAACGAACGGGTCGGCGGGTGGGCGCTCGTCGACGAACAGCTACGGGTCAGGGATGACGGCCTGCCGCGCCTGCTGATTCACTCGACATGCGTGAACCTCATCAGGACGCTGCCAGCCCTGCCCCGGGACCGGAAGAACCCGGACGACGTCGACACGACCGCCGAAGACCACGCCCCCGACGCCCTCCGGTATCTGCTGCAGGAACTCATGGGCAAGCCCCGCGCGCACAAGTTCGACGCGCAGGCCTACGCCGACGGGCGACGCACCAGCACCGTAACCGGCGATCTCGGCAGCGTCCGACTCTAATCGTGCTATCTTTGTTTGAACCGCTCGATCAATCGCCAGACCGAAGGGCTTTACCATGCACAACACAATCCGCGCGCTCGACCTGTTCGCCGGGACCGGCTGGGGCGTCGCCTGCCAGCGCCTAGGCATCGACGAAGCAGGCGTCGAACTGATGCCCGAAGCCGTCGCGACCCGCGAAGCGAACGGCATGCGAACCCTCTACCGCGACGTATGGGCGGGCCTGTCCGCTCCCGTCGTGCTGGCCGCGTTCTATCAGTGGTGCGCCGACGGCGGCAGCGTGCGCGAGTTCTATGACATGCTGATCGCGTCCCCGCCGTGCCAGACGTTCAGCATGGCCGGGCACGGCGCCGGGCGCCGGGCGCTCGACGACGTCCTCGAAGCGATCCGCCTGCATGCCTACAAAGACCCCGCCGCGCTGCGCGCCTTCGGCGAACTGCACGACCCCCGAACCGCCCTGGTCCTGACCCCGCTCGCGCACGTCTGGCGCGACCGGCCCCGGCTCGTCGCCTTCGAGCAGGTCCCGACCGTCCTGCCCGTCTGGGAAGCGTGCGCCGAGGTCATGCGCGAACTCGGTTACAGCGTCGCCGTCGGCGTGCTGCAGGCCGAACAGTACGGCGTACCGCAGACCCGCAAGCGCGCGATCCTGATCGCCAGGCTCGACGGCGAAGCGAAACTACCGACACCGACGCACTCGGCGTTCTACCCGACCGACCCGGCACGGCTCGACCCCGGCGTAAAACCGTGGGCGACGATCGCCGACGCCGTCGGCTACACCGCCGAAGAAGCTGCAGGGTCGGTCTTCACGCAGAACAATAAGCTGGCGCATCAGGCCGTGCGCAGACTCGATCAGCCCGCCCCGACCATCACAGCCGGGCACGACAGCGGAAACCGCGGCTTCATCGACGAAGACGGGAACTTCTTCGTCGCGACGCCCGAGCAGGTCGCGGCTCTGCAGTCCTACCCGGCGTCGCTCGAATGGGTCGGGTCGAAGACGAAGACCATGCTGCAGATCGGCAACGCTGTCCCACCGCTGCTCGCGCAAGCTGTCCTGTCCTCACTGCTCGCCCCGGCCGTCGCCGCGGTGCCCGAGCCGCAGGGCGTCCTAGAGTTCGCCGCCTAGAGCCTTCCCACAACCCGCCCCTGCCGTCGTTGATGGTGGGGGCATGGTTGTAAAAGTAGATCCCGAGATCGGCACGCCTGGCGGTATCGCTATTGACGCTGCGGCGAAGAACGGCGCGTCGTCGTTCGTGATTGAGCCGTTGGACCCGAACCCTGATCTGCATTTCCCCCTGAGCATCCCGGTCTATGACGAGATGCGCAGCACTGACGGGCAGGTCGCGTCACTGTTGTCGGCGATCAATCTGCCGATCCTGGCGGCGCGGTGGCAGTTGCAGGGCGCGAACGTGCGGCCCGAGATCATGACGTTCGTCAGGTCTGAACTCGGCCTTGACCTGCCCGGCGAAGCGTTGGAGCGGCAGCGGAAGCATGGCATTGTCTGGCTCGACCACCTTGAAACCGCTTTGCTGTGTCTGCCGTTCGGGTTCATGCCCTTCGAGCAGGTCTACGAACCCGGCCCGCCGACGCCCGAGCAGGCCGCGCTCGGTACTGATCTTTTGCTGCATTTGCGGAAGCTCGCGCCGCGCCTGCCGCGCACGGTCTCACAGATCCACGTCGGCCGCGACGGCGGTCTCGCCGGGATCTCACAGCCGCCCCTGGACCCGAAGGCGAAGGACGATATTTTCATCCCGGTCGAACGCCTGGTCTACTACTGCCACAAAAGGGAAGGCGCCGACTGGTCGGGCCGGTCCATCCTGCGGACGATCTACAAGAATTGGATGATCGGCGACAAGATCCTGCGCCTGTCCGCGCAGATCATCGAGCGTAACGGCATGGGCATCCCGACGGTCTATTACAACGACGCGAAGGTTTCGAAGGCTGACGCCGAGCAGATGGTGCAGAACTTCCGGGCCGGGGCGACGGCCGGGGCGGCGCTGCCTGACGGGGGCGCGAAGTTCGAACTAACGGGCGTGACGGGGCAGACCGTCGACCCACTGCCGCACATGAAGTATCACGATGAGAAGATCGCCGAGTCGGCCCTCGCCATGTTCAAGACGTTGGGCCATGACTCCGGGGCGCGGTCCCTGGGCGACACGTTCGTCGACATATTCACCCAAGCCGTGCAGTCGATCGCCGATTTCTTCGCCCGGACCGCGACCGAACACATCATCAGGGATCTCGTCG